ATGCGTACAGGGATTAAGCGTGTTGAAATGGTTAACCCGACATATACCCCGCTTCGTGATGGAAGAGATAAAGATAATACAGTTCCGCAAGTTGCAACAGTCGGATCAATTATAATAACGAACGGAGGGTACGANGATGAATAANTATGGCATAACCCGTGAAAACCTGCTCCGTACTCTTCCTGATGTTTTACGGAACGACAAAAAGATGTATGCACTGGCAACGGTTATTGCTGACATTTTTTCCGACCAGGTAGATGAAATCCGCAAATTGAGAATTTACTCTCAAATAGATAATCTGCCTGAACCGTTATTAGATATACTTGCCTATGACTTTAAAGTCGACTGGTACGGTTACGATTATGACATTGATGTAAAACGTGCCCAGTTAAAAGATAGTTTTAATGTGCATCGCCACCTCGGAACACGCGGAGCTGTAGAAAAAGCTTTAAGTGATATCTATCCTGGAACCGAGGTTGAAGAGTGGTTTGATTACGGTGGTGATCCGTACCATTTTCGTGTGCTGTTAGATGTGACGGATCAGCGTGTGAGCATATCTCAAGATGAAATCATCCGGGCGATAGAAATGTTTAAATCCCGCCGTTCTCACCTTCAGGACAATACCGTGATATATCGTAGCCGTGTTCGGATTGTCATTAGTGTTACTACAGGCTATGTGGTATATGGAGCGCGTCTGTGCGGTACGTATCCTGTACGAGCGACACAAGGCGGTATCAGTTCAAGCGGTATTAACTTAGATACATCCGGAGACGGAGTTGCGTACAGCGCACGGTTTTGCGGTACCCCTCTGGGCAGTCTAATTTAAAGGAAGGTGATATGAAATGCTTGCTCAAGCAGCTTTTGAAGATCTTAATAATTTTATTAAGCGCAGGATAGTACGTGCTCAGTATCGTGTAGACTCCACCTATTACCCTGCAACATTGAACGATATTGTAATTTTACCGACAGGCACTGTGAGGGCACTGCTATCAATTATACCAGGTGGGACAGTAACAATTAACAGAGTGGAGTTATACAACAGTGACGGTAAACTGTGGGCATATCAGGATGTCAGTATTGAAATATCGACAGGACAGACTGGTGTGCTGTATTGGTTTGATTTCACCATCACGGAAGAGGAGGTCTAAGTATGTATGAATGGACTAAATGGCAAGACCATGTAACAACTCACCCCAACATGTTTAAGGTGGTTGACAACGGAGATGGTACATGGACGATTACACCAGCCGGAGACGTCATGCAGCAAGGTACACCGCAAGACCAGGTTCGGTTTAACAATATTGAAAATGGCATAGTCGATGCGCATATTGCAATCAATCTTTTACTGAATTATGCAAGGCAGAGTAAGTTGGAAATAGAAGTCGGCACAACAACGCTGACGAATACTCTTTCGTTCCCGTTCAGTAATAGTCAGCAGACAATTAACCTTAAAAAAGCTAAGGAGAACAGCGACTATATTGTGTTTGCAGAAATCATGTCAGCCATTGGCAATCCCGGTGAAATAGTGGTTTCTGACAAACTTGTTAACGGATTTAAGATAGCTCACACCGGCTCTGCACCATCCGTTACCATCAAATACACTGTGATAGGAGGAGTTTTGAAATGATAATTGTTGAAAAGAATGAAGGCCCAAAGATCCCTTACTCGGTCGATAAGACAAGAGTCACATTTAATGATGACCTTACTATTAACCTTGCAAGCCGGGAACAAGATTGGCCGGTACACATTGATGTTTGCTACGATGAAGATCGGGCTCTGGTAATCGGAGCAGCCGCTGGACGTGCCTATGTCGCGCAGCTTGATATCCCGGCCAGACAGTACACCGAGGAAGAGATTGACGGTGAAATTCAGCGTATTCCTGTGCCACTGGATATGGATAAAGTAACCTTGACACTTTGGTCAGTTGAGTAAAGGAGGAAACGACAATGGCAAACTTTGATCTTTCAAATCTCGCTCTTTCGGCTGTATGCCCTGGCAATGAGATTCTTTATGACGATAAGGGCATGCCCAGCATCATGGTAAAAATTCCGAAACAAACATACAAACAGCTTGGCTTAGGAGAATCAGAAGCTGTTCATCCTGCTTTTATCGTGAATGGCAAGGAAGTTGACGCTATCTGGATTTCCAAATACCAGAATGTTGTCCATAATGGCCGGGCATATTCACTACCAGGACAAGCCCCTCATGTCAATGTTACCTTCGACACTGCTCGTGGCTATTGCGAAGCTAAAGGCGAAGGCTGGCATTTGATGACCCGTGCAGAATGGGCTCTGCTTGCGCTTTGGTGCAAGAACAATGGACATCTTCCATGGGGTAATAACAACTACGGCAAAGACAGTAGGGAAACAAATTACAAAGCAATACCCACATATATCGATGGAGAAGGTAGAATATGTAGAGTCGCAACAGGAACAGGCCCATTGACTTGGAGTCATGATAACAGCACATCTGGCATATGGGATTTGAACGGAAATGTTTATGAATGGATTGGTGGGATGCGGCTTGTATATGGTGAGTTGCAGATTCTTGTTAACAATAACGCTGCTGACAGCAAACATTCCCAGAGCCCAACCAGCTCAGAGTGGGTGGCCATTGATGGCACAACCGGAGAACCACTCATGCCAAACGGAGAAGGAACAACTCCTAACAGCCTGAAGCTTGACTATGTAAGCAATGCATGGAAGTGGATTACAGGCACAATAAGTAGCCAGGTAGATGATTACAGAAGTAGCACATTTGAGGCCGTTACCGTAGATGCATCTGTTGGCGAAAATGCTATTTCATTGCTACAAGCGCTTGCCTTGTATAAACATGATGAGACTCCGGGTGCTTATGAAGGAGACGCTTTATATGCTAATAATGGTGCAGAAGAGCGGCTTTTCATCTGCGGTGGCCGCTGGGACAGCGGTGCCAACGCTGGCGTGTTCTTCCTCAGCGGCTGCCACTCGCGCACGGCGGCCCTCATCGACCGCGGCTTCCGCTCCGCTTATGTAAAACTGCCATCTGTATAACTGTGTTCTGTTAGCTCCGCGATAGCGGAGCGTAGAAAAAAATTTTTCAAAATAACGAAATCCGTTATTTTCTCACAAAATAGCGCATACTCTGACCGTTTCATGTAATTTTCATGTAATATAAGTTCAAGGGAAACGGGACGGGGGTGAGTGTACATGGCCGAGGAGTTGAAGATACTCCAAAAAATTTTTGACATGATGGAATATGGCTATGGTGCGCTTGCTCAATACCCAAAGTCTGAGAAATTTGCACTTGTTGCAGATATTAAACGCAGCATGGATAGAATGCTGGAGCGAACGATTGAAGCACAGAAAAAGTATTACAAAAAGACCACTTTGCAGGAGCTGGATGTAGAAATTATGAAGCTAAAGGCATATCTGAGGCTATCAATGAACCTTGGTTTTTTGCCAATGAAAAAATATCAGATCTGGTCCGAAAAAGTGGTCGAGATTGGTAAGATGCTGGGTGGATGGCTAAAGTCCGTCAAAAGCCAAAAATCCACTTAACATGGGGAATAGATCGCTGCGGCTTTTCAACTGCGGTGGCAACTGGAACAACGGTGCCAACGCTGGCGTGTTCTGCCTCAACGGCAACAACTCGCGCACGACGACCAACATCAACCGCGGCTTCCGCTCCGCTTTGCCTCCACGTCAGATATTGCAGACTCAAGGGTTTGCTTTCAGTACAGAGGTGATAAAGGGATCTGTTTCCCTGCCTTGACGTACAAGCTCAAGGCTAAAAATAATTAGCTGCGTATACCGCCGGTATTGGTATTATACCAAGAAAGCTGTAAAGCGCAGCCTTTGGGGGAATGGCGCTATGGAAAAGCACAAACATGTATTTGAAAGGTTTGCAACTTTCGATAATATGTATGACGGATATCTCCTTGCCCGCAGGAATAAGCGGTACAAGGATGAAGTGCTTGCCTATAGCGCCAACCTTGAGGAAAATCTTATTGACGCTGTTAACCGTCTCCGGTGGAAACAGTATACCGTAGGACGCATGCGAGAGTTCTATGAATACTTTCCAAAGACACGAATAATCGTTGCACTTCCATTTGCTGATCGTGTTATAAATTGTGCAGCTTATAATGTCCTCTGGCCAATCTACAGACGCTCTTTTTATGAACACAGCTACGGCAGCATCCAAGGCCGAGGTCCGATAAAGGCTGCTGCTCAATTGCAATATTGGATGCGCCTGGTACAAAACAAACCTCAAAAATGGTGGATTGGCAAAGCAGATGTAGCAAAATTCTTTTTCCGGATTCCTGTAGAAGTGCAGCTCCGGGAGCTCGGTAAACCTCTTGACGATCCTGACATGATGTGGTTCCTGGAAACTGCTATTAGGGCTGATGGCCGTCCGATGGGATTACCTTTAGACTGTGCGGACGTCCTGGAAGCTGAGCGAATTATGGGAATTGGAATGCAAGTTGGCTCTCTTATATCCCAGGTTACAGCCAACGTTGTAATGACACCGGTAGACCATTACATGAAGCGTGAAGTTAGGATTCCTTATTACATCAGGTACATGGATGACATGATACTGATGGCACCAAGTAAAGGAGAAGTACGGGAAGCGCTCGAACTGCTCGACAATTACCTGCAGGAGAATATGGGTTTGCAGCTTAATAATAAGACTGCCATCATGCCATATAATGCAGGCGTCGAGTTTGTCGGTAAGCGTATTTGGCCCCACAAAATAGAGATCCGTAGAAGCACTACCCTCCAGATGAAACGGCATCTCAAATATGTCATGGAGCATTACGCCAAAGGAGAGCTGACTTTAGAGTATGCCAGAAGTGTTCTTTTCAGCTACCTCGGCATGATGAAACATTGCAACTGTGATGCCCTGCGAAAAAAGATACTGGAGTGGTATGTTCTCGTAAGAAAATCTTAATAAAATAAAAAAGTCATTAAAGCGACCCTACAAAAACAGGGTCGCTTTTTTGATGTGCGGACGGAGGACGATATATGAGCGAAATTGCAATACTTTCAACAGTACTTGGTATTTTAGGAACAGTATGTGCCATAGCGTTCGGATACGCTACTTACAAAAGAAATAACCGAGTCGATAGCCAAAATGAGGGCAAAGAAAGCGGGACAATCTTAACAGAGATCGGCTATATAAAAGCTGGCGTAGATGATATTAAGCGAAAACAGGAAAAACAGGATGAAAGGCACCTGGAAATCATCTCCCGTGTCACAGCTGTGGAACAGTCGGCCAAGCAGGCACATCACCGGATCGATAGGCTTGAAGGTAAAGAGGCTCATCTGTAGCATAAGGAGGCGAACAGTATGGGCAGGAAGCATAAAAAAGCCAGGAAAAAGAAACTGGAATTCTCAAAGATTATATTCATCTGCGTATCAATCGGCACTATTTCAGTGGCCGTTTTTTCTTGCGTCATGATTTGGAGGACCGGGGATCTTTCCCCTCTGGCCTACTTGATACCTTCTGTGTTCGCGGAGTTAGCAACCGCAACAGGTTTCTACTACCGCAAGGCCCAGAGAGAGAATGAGTTAAAGATACCTCATTATCTCGCGCAAAATACAAACGACAATGAGGCCCCGGCTGCCGATGAAAATATTTAATGGTTAGGAGGGATCGGTATGAATAAACCAGAGAAGTTCCTGGATGTCGAGCTTAAAGATGATGAAAAGGTATCTGAAGAAACATTGAAGGAGCTTACAGACGGAAAGGGTGACGATGATGAGTAATAGTCCATTGGTACAATACGTCAAGATTTCGCCTAATAGTACAAATCCCCGGCGAAAGCAGATAAGGAAAATAACTATTCACCACATGGCCGGAATGCTGTCTGTAGAAACTTGCGGTGAAATCTTTGCCAGGCCTGAACGCAAGGCCAGTTCCAACTATGCTGTTGGCGTAGACGGAAGAATAGCAATGTACGTGGAAGAGAAAAACCGCGCTTGGACCAGCTCAAGCTCTGCCAATGACGATGAAGCAGTTACAATCGAGGTTGCTAACTGTGAGATAGGCGGGCAATGGCGCGTGAGTGACTACGTGCTTGAAAGGACAATAGAGCTGTGCGTGGATATCTGCAAAAGAAATGGCATTGAGAGACTTAACTTTACCGGCGACACAACCGGCAACTTAACAATGCATAAATGGTTTGCTGCCACGTCATGCCCCGGGCCATACCTTGAAAGCAAGTTCCCATATATCGCAGAAGAGGTAAACAGGAGATTAAAAGCAGCTGCTTCACCCTCCACCGGATCCGGTACTCTATACTATGTTCAGACAGGAGCTTATGCTAACAAAGCAAATGCTGACGCTCAATATTACAAGGTCAAGGCAGCAGGCTTTGAAGCAATTATGAAGCAGTCCGGGAACCTCTATCGGGTGCAGGTAGGCGCATACTCTCAGAAAGCAAATGCTGAAGCCATGGCCGCCAAGCTGAAAGCTGCAGGATTTGATACATACATCACTACTGTTGGTGGCACTATTGTGCAGCCTGGATCCGCGTCGGTCAAGAAGCTGGAAGTCGGCAGCAAGGTCAAAATTAACAAAGATGCTCAAAAATATAGTACCGGTCAAACGATACCCGATTGGGTAAAAGAAAGGACTTACACCGTGCAGCAGCTCAGCGGACAGAAAGCTCTCCTGAAGGAAATCGTGAGCTGGGTAAATGTAAGTGATCTCACTGTAATATGAAAGGAGTAATCGCGATGATTGAATTTTTAACTGACTATTGGGACAGCATGCTGGTTATTGTCCTTTTTATTGTCATCTGCATTGTCCTGGTTAGAAAAGGCTCAACCCAGTACGTTAAGCAAATGCTTTTCTACTTGGTAACACGAGCAGAGGCTGAATACGGTTCCGGTACCGGCGAATTGAAATATGCCGCGGTAACCACATGGCTTTATGAACGAATGCCGGCAATCATAAAATTCTTCTTTACAGCGAAACAGATCGATGCCATGATTGAAGCGGCCGTACAGCAGATGAAGGATTATCTAAGCAAGAATGAATCCGCAAAAGCATTCGTAGTATCAACCAATAAAGCCAACAAGGTAATATCTATAGCTGATCCAAAGAGCAGCAAGTAAAATGTCAAAAGCCCCTTCCAGAGATTCTCATTAAAATCCTCCTGGAAGGGGCTTTTTTTATTTCCTATACTTACTATATATGCCTGCAATAAATTATCGTTTTTAAGCTGTTGCAACAGGCTAAAACGCGATAAAAATATCATGGGCATGTATCAACATGAGCATTATTCATTTTTTCTGCACACTTGCTGCAGAGGTCCTCTTCTACCCAGTAACAGCCTCCTTCACATGCATTGTCCCAGGTGCAGCCGCAAACTCTGCACTTCCGCTCATTCTTGGCCTTCTCCTCTTCATCGAGGATGTAAGCTATCATCTCTTTTAATTCTGCCTGCACTATATTCCGGCCAAATGCTTCACAGAAAAGCTTTCGCATGTCTCTATCGCTGATATTGATGTCCAGCTCATTCCGGATGTCCTCAATACAAAACTCTATAATGTCTATAAGCTCCTTTTTGGTTCCGCTCCATTCATCCCTGTATCCCATATACTTTCCTCCTCGCCTGTTCGATTATTCTTGCCATGGTTACTCACGCTCCTTTACATTCTATTTTATCTACCTTCCACATAGAAGGCGACCAATCGCTAAATGATCCGGTTGGTTTAGTCAACTCCCTTTTTGCTTTATACGCTGCCTCTTCTTCATTGTCGGCTACGACATCGACATAACCGTCATAGCTGGCCGTCATAGAGGATCCGTGCATCCATACCCGATATTTCATAGTTTCTTTAGCACCTCCGTTCCTTTTCGTATCTCAGATTGTTGTCAATGATGGTGTCGATTATTTTATTCTGTGCTGCCTGAATAGAGTCAGGATCGTTGGATTCGATGTACTTGGCGAATCTTATGTCTGGATTTTCATGAGCAAAAGTTAAAGCATGCCTCAGTAGTCTTCTAAGTGAGTAGAGTTCAGTTTCGGTGAAATTAACTGTATAGGTCCTCAAGACATACCCTCCTTTCAATAGCATTCCGACCAATGCTCTCCGGTTTCTTCGCCCCACTGCGACCGCTGCGCAAGCATATTGCCATTTATATCGTAGTCGGCGCCGCAGCGTTCACAAGTATTCGTAAACGAATCGAGGTAAACTTCCTCGCCACAGCGTTCACAAATACCAATTGCCGGCTGGGTCCATCTATGCACGTTCCGGCGTATACCCAGATTTATTACGTCATATGTGCCATCGATGCAGGATTTGTAATTCTCCAAGGCTGCCGGGTTCAGATCATCAGGCAGCTTCCCATTTTCATCACAAGGAAAACTAAAACCTGCATTCCTATCATGCCGCCATACAAATTCGTGCGTATAGTATTCTGCTGACATTCTCTTGCGTTCTCTTATTATTTGCATAATGCACCATCCCTTCATTAAAATTATCGAGTTGTCAATAAAAATTATCGTGTTCATGTATATAAAATACCATAATGCATTTTATATGTCAACATAAATATATGCCTTGTCGCAAATTAGTTTTGACATGGCGATAATTTTATGCTATCGTATTTACAAAGGAGGGATGCGGATGGTTTCATATAAACCGCTATGGCATACGCTTATTGAAAAAGGTATAAAAAAGATGGAGCTGGTAAAAATGGTTGGTATGAGCAGCTCAACGCTTGCAAAGCTGAACAATGACAATTA